GATTTGTTTGCAACATATCAAGTAACATCTTAGAACTAACAGCCATTCCAATTCTAACTCTTGGTCTGACATAAATACCGTTTGTTACTTGAACATCTAGACAGCCTTCGCCATCAATCAAACCTGCGATATACTTCCAACTTAATCGCTTCATACACCCTCCACGGTGTGAACTGCATTGTTGGTAATGTCGTGTTCCCTCTGGTTAAGACACCTTACGTTCTTTCCCAGTTATTCAGAGAAGGTTTTACATCCCCAAAATTATAGGCTAGGGATAAATTTATCCGCATTGGTCTTGTTAACAATGGAGCCACTTCCTCCAGGATATGCTGCTGATGCCATTTTAAATTCCTTAAAAGTTTAGGTTATCTAACCCTATTCTCGTTATAGGCTGCCATGATGTCATCTTGTAAAGCCATATAACGCTCAGGGTCTGTCATTTGTAGTCGAATAAGATCTGCTCGACGATAAATTTTCTTGCTCGCTTCACCAGTAGCACCATCGACTGCTACCGTAGCTGCTTTCAGTGTTTGAGTACGTTGATCCTGTAGTTGCTGTGCTGCTTGCTGAACAGTTTCCTGCTTAGCTTTCTTCAATGCTTTGAAGTTAGACAACAACTCATTAGCGGAATCAAAGTCAAACTGTTTATCTGCTGCTAGGTACAATCTTTGACGTACAGGTGACTCATTCACCCAGGTAGCAAACTCAGGATCAGCAATGACCTGTGTATAATCTGGATGCGATTGAGCTAGCCTGTTTGCAGTTTGCATCCTTGCCATTTGTGCCGCAGCTTGTTGAGCTTGGACAACTGCTGGATGGGATTCAACTGCTTTGTTAACTGCCTTAACAGGATCGGCAAAAAAGTCAGTATCATCTTCGATAGCTTTAACAGGTTGATCCTGCGGTGTGATTTGCCTCTTGATGAGTTCATCAGCTAACTTACGAACTTCTCCAACTTCTTGTGCTTGACGACCAATAAGCTTTTCAGCCTCTTGATGCATCTTTATGATGTCATCTAACGATTTACCCTTGTACTTCTCAGGGATCGTAGGTTCTTCCTGAGTTGGTGCTGTTTCAGTCTTAGCCTCTACAGCTTGAAATTCATCATTACCTACTTCTTCATCTAGAGATTCTACAAATTCAGCCATCTGCTTCTCCTAGTCGGGTATAACCCAATTGTTAGGAATTAAAAGGAAAGTCTAAGTTATCCCTCATAGTAGGACTTAGACGCTGCTACGTTTGCTGCCTGTTCATGAACTGTTGCCCATCGATCATAAGCAGTTGGAAAAGCACCTGTGATGCCTTCCAATTTACTCCTAGGAGCTGCTAACTTACGATGTGCTAACAAATCACAGTACGGGCACTGCACACTACTTACGGAACTATCAACGAAGTGTTCGCTTACGTGATGGTTCCCACATTCAAAATCATTTAGTATCCTCATTGACTAAATCCTCATAGGCTTTTTCCCAAACTTCATGCATTGTTAGGAGCCAATCTAAAGCTTTTAGTTGACCTTTACGTTCTTGTAGTTCTTCACCACTAGAGATGGTGTTTATGTCCGCTACTGCATCTCGGTACTCTTTAGCGTCTTCTAATAAAGTTTTCCATCCAGGATGACTCATTAGGTCGAATCGCTCTTCGTAGTACTTTAATAACTTTGTAGTATCCATTGTTGTTATTTTACCACATCTTTATGAATTTGTCAAGCATGTTTCAATGCTTTTGTCAAGATATTTTAGAAATTTGTGATGTAGTCAACATAGTTACCTGATCAGTGGTTAAAGTAGCTACAATGTCAGGTAACTCTATAGCCTCTACAATCTGTAGTTCAGTCTGCCAAGCACTCTCTACCCAAGTCCTGCTCTCGTGCTGCCAGTTCCACTGATAACCTGCTCTGTCTGCTGGCTTAGGGTCTCTTACGACCCATTCCCAGTTTAACCATACAAGTTCCTTGCCTTCAGGGATGTCTGTCGGTGGTGATGGAGCCTGTTGCCAGCCCTCTGTGCCGTCTGTCTCTTGTGATGGGATAGACCCGTTTTTAGTCCAGTACATATCTATCCTTTAAAACGTGGGAAACGCTGCTGTTGGTGCGGTGAAGTTGCTGGTGTAGCGAGCGTAGTTAGTAACCCTAACATCCTGCATATACGCATTAGCAACGCTTCCACCTGTTCTATCTGCACCAACGTACATTGAATTGGTTTGGTTAAAGTCTGTGCTTACCGTACCTGTCCCGTCATTGGTTCCGTTGATGTAAATCTTCGTCTGATTGGTGCTTGTGCCTTCCCTCACCACAGCAATATGCGTCCACGTTGTTGCGGACACCGTCCCTGTAGATGTGATAGTAGAAGAGCCGTATGTAAACACAACTTGATTACTGCTGTTAAGTGATACCAACCATCCTGTTGTGCCAGTACCTTTACCGACAAGACCGTAGGTTCCAGAGGAGTTTCTATAAACCCACAATTCAATCGTGAACTTGCCTGTGCCAATTCTTTGCGGAGGTTGATCCGGTATAAGCAGCCAGTCACCAGTACCGTCAAACGAAATACTACTCCCACCCCACTTGCTCTGTATCGTACTTATCTGAGCATTGCCCACCGTCTCCAGATCATTCTTGCTAGTAGCATCGTAAATGCCACCATTAGTGTAGTTGAGGAGGAGGACTACATTTGTTGTTGATGTTGGTGGCTCAGTTGGAACTGAAATACTTTCAGCCGTTCCGTTTGTATATTTCAAGCCGCTAATATAACCATTCATTACATTGGCTGCACCACGGTCAGCACCTATATAAAGCGTATCTGTTTGGTTAAAGTCTGTTGAAACAGTCGCCGTAGCAGAACTAACCCCATTTATATATAGTTGGAAACCATTGGTTGATGTATTAGTTCTTACCGCTGCAATATGCGTCCACGCAGACGCAGGTATTGTGGTTGTTGTATCAACGTTTGTTGTTCCGTGAGTAAACCTCAATATATTTGTTGAAGTTACCTGCAACACAAACCCTGTTGAAGCACCTCCTTTGGCTATAATTGAATGGGCGGCTCCAGAGGCATTTCTATAAATCCACCCTTGAATAGTAAAAGCGTTAGTACCGAACCTCAAGTTAGAATTATCCGCAACACTCAAATAATCCCCGCTCCCATCGAAATACCCTGACCCACCATAAGTCGCAGCAGACCAGCTTGAGGTGGGGTTGAATGGGGAGAAGGCTTGTACGGAGGGAGAGCCTGTGACGGTAAGTGCGTAGTTGTTAGTGCTGCTGTCTTTGAAGCGGTTGGATTGACATGTAAGAAGAACTGTCCCAGATACAGCGGTTAACGGTGAAGTTGGAACCGTGTAAGTTGATCCGGTATATAAAGCCGTTCCTTTGATTATCCTAAGATTAGATATATACCCAGCTAAAGGGTCTGATGTAGTAATACCATTAGCCATAATACCCGGTCTATTTGCCGGACATAAATAATTGGTTGAGTCCCCTGTATAGTCGTTACCAACTTTATTACCATTTAGATATAACTTTGTAGTAGTACCAGACCTTGCTAGAGCTATATGGTTCCACGCATTAACAGTTGGTACGGTGCTATTGGTAATCCTTACCGCAGAATTTGTAAAATATTGCAGTGTTGAATTGCTTACATATATTGCTGGATAAGCTCCTTGTGTTCCTGCTGGTCTAAAATCAAAAAAGTTATTGACAGTAGCAGTAAGCGATGTTGGATAAAGCCACATCTCAATAGTGAAATCACCAGTACCCAATGCTAAATTTGAATCGCTTACTACATTTAAATACTGCCCACTTCCCGAAAAATAATTCCCCCACCCCGTCTGCGAGAACGGTGAGAACGTACCTTGTGTGGTGTTGCCGTTGCGGGTGATGGTGAAGTTATTGGTAGAACCATCTAAGAACGTATTGTTCTGTGCGCCATTCGTGCCGTTGCCAGGAAGCAATAGCGTGGTGTATGGATAGTAAGGGTCTGCTGTGACTCCACCTGAAAAGATGGAGGCAATCATTGCTGTTAAGTTACCAGCCATATCAAGTCACTCCTGGCCCAGTTACCCACCAAGTATCTGTAGCAACCTTGATAAGTGAAGCCATACCTTTAGTGGCTACTGTACGGTTTCCAGTGGCTCCGTTAGCTAGTTGAAACGTTACACCAGCACCGGAGATAGTTAAGTTACCACTGTTGTTGTTCAACACCAAAATAACCGTACCCGTTGGAAACGCAACGGAAGCATTGGTAGGTACTGTTAACGTTGCTGTAGAGCCGCTAGTAAAATACACATGATCACCAGCATCAGACAATACTAATGTATATGTAGAACCTGTTTGACTATTTTGAGGTGCTCCTAAATAACCTAATGTTTCATCAGCATCAGGTAAAGTTGTTGTACGACTACTATTTGTATTGGCAGATTGCAGCGTATGTGATCCTGTACCGCTGGAATTGCCTTTAACAATAATGGAACTCATGTTTTCTCCTAAAAACCAAGAACAACCCAACGCTCATCTGTTCCTACAGTTACTGAGACATTTGAGTTAATTGTTACAGGACCAACGCTTAATCCGTTGTAACCGTCTGTTATTGTATAGTTAGATGATATGGTTCGTAGGTTTTCTAATATTGTACTAGAACCTCCTCCACCACCGCCGGTAGCAGTTAATGTACCGGATGACAAAGATAAACCAGAACCAACAGTAACATTACTAAAACCACCAGTACCGTTATTAGCTAGTAACTGTGCTGAAGTTCCTGTTGTTGCGGGAGCATAATCAGTTGATGCCGTAGCAGTTGTAAAACCAGAACCATTACCTTTTAGAATACCATTAAGTGTTGTGGTTACTGCTAATGTACCAGAGCTAGTTACTGGCGATCCTGAAACAGAAAAGCCAGTTGGCATCGTTAAAGCAACACTTGTTACTGTACCTGATCCACCACCGCCTGTACCGTTTGCTGCTGATGTGATACGACCTTGTGCATCAACAGTGATATTAGCGTTAGTGTATGAACCTGCTGTAACCGCTGTGTTTGCTAAATTAAGGGTTCTGTTAGCGGACAAATCACCACCACCAGATAGGCCAGTACCAGCAGTGATAGTCCTTGACGTTGATACATAACCTGCTGTAGCGTGGTTACCCCATCCATAAGCAGTATTCCAATTACTTATGTTTGTAGATGTGATACCAGCAGCAGCACTAGCAGTAAATACAGGATCTGTTTCTGATGTTAGATAAGTTGATGTATCTAGTGTCCATGTATTTGTTGCTGTTTTCTTTAACAATCCAGAAGTACCAGCTAAGCCAGCAATTGCTGTTAAATCAGCATCTAAAGGTTGATAGGTTGTTGCTGCTGTTGCTGATGTAAGATAACCTGCTGAAGCATGATTACCCCAGCTATAAGCAGTATCCCAATCAGTTTGCTTTGATGTGGTCGGTATTCCATAACCAGCTGTATACGATACTGCTAACGTACCTGCTGATGTTACTGGTGATCCTGTTACAGTTAATCCAGTAGGTACTGACATAGCTACTGATGTTACTGTACCGTTACCTGACAAAGCAGCAATGTCGCTTAATGTTGTTTTTACCGTATTACCACTCTGTACAATAGGTACAACTTCAGTACCAGCCAGTGCTGATGCATTTGATAGTGCTGAGATCTTTATATCAGCCATGTCTACTCCAAGATAATATAGTCACCAGCTTCTGTGGTGATGAGGTTACCGTTTTCAGTAGCTAAAACAGGAACAACACTAATCCAATCAAGTAAGTAGTTAAACGATGCTTTCTTCCATTGTCCGTTTTGTCTGACAACAAAATATTCAGGTACTGTATCAGGAGATGCGTCAGGTAAACTATCTAGTCCAAACTGCTGTGTATTCTGAATGTATATGTTGTCTTTAGACTTAGAGGTCTGTGGTAACTCACCAGCACTGACTTCAATGCCATTAGACAGTTTAAGTACCAGTGAGTTGTCAATGTCAATGTAAGCATCAACAACAGATACACCATCCTTACCTGCTTTACCGTCCTTACCATCTTTACCATCAACACCATCTCTACCATCTTTTCCTGGTAGTCCGTCTTTACCAGGATTACCTTTTTCACCTCTTGGACCTTGTTTACCTTGTGGTCCTTCCAGCTTAATGATGGTATCTGCTTTGGAGTCTAACTCACTTACTTTCTTCTTTAGCTTACCAACAACAGCAGCGAGCTGTAGTAGCTTTTCCTCATCCATGATTACTCACCAAGAGCGTCACTGAATTGCTTATCTACTTGCTTTTTAGCCTCCATCTGCATCTTAGCTATGTTTTCGTTACTCTTGATGTCTTCTTCCTTCAACATCAACTCAGCAATCTTAATCCTACGTTCAAACTCACGCTGTGCTGTGTCATCGTTGTTAGGAAGGTTCTGAGTAGCTGCATTAACAATCTTTGCTCTGGTTTCTTCAGGCATTAATTGAGCCTCTACAACGGCTTTCTGAGCCTCAGCAGCAGCTTTCTGTGCTCTAGCTTGTTTTTCCTGCACTGTTGCCTGTGCATCCGCTAATTGAAGCTGTGCAGCCTGTTGTTGTACCTGTTGTTGCTCAGGATTAGGCTGTGTTAGCTGCTGAAGTTGCTGTAATAGGCTTTCTCTGTTAGGTAATGATGAGTATTCAACAATACCTTGTAGCAATAACGGTACAATAGGACTATTTGGACCTAAAGTAGACATCATCGCCATCATTTGAGCCTGTTCAAACTCTCTAGCAACCATACCTAGCGTACCTGTAGGTATAAATTCAAAGTCTTTTACAGGATAACGCTCTGGAGAGAACTGCATATACCGCCATGCAGCCTTTTGAACGAACGGAATAAGGAAATCTTCTTGGAAATTAACCAATGAACGCTTATTCTTCTTGATGATACCGCTAACAGCCATTGCTAAACCAGCAGCAGCTGCATCACCACCACTAACCTGAGCAGGTAAATTAGCAGTATCAAGGGTTCCAGTAGCTTGCAGCATCATTCTTTCAAAGATCTGAGCTGTTTCGATGTTTGATTTGTCTGTTACACCGAACTTAAATGGTTGTAAGATTTCTTGCGGGTTACCATTGACAAGGATATTCTTCCCTGGTTTGATCTCAAACTTCTGTCCACGAGGTAATCTAGAGGCATCAATAGCCATCATAGGAGCTGCTGTAAGCCCTAAAGAGTCTACATGACTACGAATCTGTGCATCAACAGCCTTTTGCATGTTGTAGGCTTTCTCAGCTGTTCCACGGCCCCAGAAACGACCAGGAACGGTATCAGCTTGGTAGGCTACAACAGGTCTATCTTGCATCATGAATGGGTTTTCTTCACTCTTTAGAAGAACTTCACCATTAGCAATGACAATCAAAGCCTCAACCATCTCTGAATATAGTTCTTCATCAGCAACGGTTGTATCTTCAGGGTTGTCTAACAACTTCTTAGGTACTAGTCCATAGTATCTAAGTAGTAATACTTTATCTTGTTGGTAGTATGTCAGATCCTGAGTAGGTTCTAAGTCTGTATCTAATGAGGCATCACCTAGATTAACCTTCTTATAGACACCATCTTCCATACCTTTGATGACTGCATGTCTTCCGACATATTCTTCAATAGCACAACCCATTGCATCATCAACGGTAGTTGCGTTAGGATCAATAAGGAAGTTACGAGGATTGATTGGTTTTAAGTCTACGGACACACGATAGTTAGTGTTTACACCAATCATAGCCAATCCAGGCTGTGCTGTAGGCTGTGTTGCTGGTGCTAGGCTCTTCTTTTGTTTTACAATCAATTCACCGATACCAGTACCGTAAATCTCAGCTAAGGTCATTACTTGACCAATCTGCTTACGTACCTTATCTTTCTTAAAGTCTTCAGCTAACAAAGACTTCATATTCTCTACATCTGCTTTATCTTGATCATTAACATCATCATTGATGTCAAAGAACATACCTTTAGCAAATACAGCTTCTTCAAGATCAGCTTGTTTGTTATCCACTGCTTGTTGCAGTGCTGGTGAAATCAGTTTAGAGCGTTCAGTATTTCTAGTCTTATCTTCATCAGCCCATAAGCCACGCCATAGACGTTCGTATTCATCCCAACGCTCAAGGAAGTTCTCATCTCTATAGTTCCTCCAATCATTACAGCGATCAGTAACAAACGCTACTAACGCATCCTGTGGAGTGATTTCAGATTCAAATTTCATTGTCACCAACCTATTGTAGAGTCTAGGACTTCATAGTCTTCTTCATCCAGATTCTGATTCCAATCTGCTACTTGAATCTGGTCTATGTAACTCAACGCATCAATTAAGTCATCATGCGTCTTAGGATCAGGGAATTGCATCAATTGATCAACAAACTTGTTATTCCAATCCCCTTCGTTTAACACAATCCTACCGTGTTCAAAGCGACCCTGTAGTGACCAAACAATCCTATCTGCTTTCTTCTTATTACCGTGAGTAAGTTCTTCGATGCGAGGATAATAGTTTAACCTTCTCATCAAATCATTCATATAAGGCATCACTGCATTCTTCAGTGCACCTTTCTCAATCCCTACCGCATTAACTCTGTAGTCCTTTGCAGCCTTTAGAATCCTCACTGCTGTTTCTCGGACATCCCATCTACCGTGTTGTATGTCAGCAACCCACCAGCCTTTAGTATTAATCTTAACAATAGCTATCGCTGTGTCATCCAACTTCTTATTCTTCGTTTGATTCGTCTGTGATGAATCGCTAAAACCACAGAGATCCACCGCCATAAAGAAGTTACCTTCTTCAGGCTCTTCCTCATTAATCTTAATCCATTCATCTTTGAAGATCTCCGACTGTGCTGCCTCAAACGATGCCATGAACTCTTGTCTAAAAGCAAAGCTAGACATCGAACCTCTAGCTGCTTCAATCTCTAATGGATCTAACAACGGATTATCAAAGCTAGTGAAGTGCCATGCCTTGTAATCTTTATCCTTACCTGCATCACCTACTTTGTACAACTCATAGAAGTGATTCCTACCCATCGGTGTTCCAATGAACATTGCTCTACCCTTCTGATCCGCTAAAGCAGGTCTAAGGATTTGTTCGAACACCTGTGGCTTCATGTCTGCGTACTCATCCATCACTAAGTACTTCAAACTAACACCACGCATTGTCTCTGGTCTATCTGCACCCTTTAGCGATATCATTGCACCATTGATCAACGTAATCTGCATGTTATTGACATGACTACCTTTGATCACTGAATGACCTAGCTCTAACAGCGTAGACCACATAATATCTCTAGCTTGTCCCTGCGTAGGAGCTACATACCAGACATGACCCTTCTCAGTCTGTAGTCCTTCTATAATCAATGTCCAAGCTGCTAACCTTGATTTACCTGTACGTCTACCAGCAGCGATGATCTTAAACCTTGTAGGGTCTTTGAAGACCTCTTGCTGCCAAGGAAGAAGTTTAACTTGTAGATCCATCTTCTTCCTCGTAATCAATCAATGTAGTCTCTACATCAACTGGTTCATGTTCTATCATCTCCACTGGTGACTCTTGCACACCAGTGATGTTAATAGTGATTGCTTTAGCCCCTGATGCTGTTCCTTTATCCTCAAAGTAAGATACTGGAAGCATCCGATCCATACACATCTTAAGTGCTGCAATCTGATCCTTATCATTGTCATCTAATGCTTTATGTACTATCTTTCTGATAATCGCATTAGAGTGTGTCAGCAACAGCGAAGCAGTGAACTCTTTAATCCTTGCTGCTTCTCCTGGTGGTCTTCCTCTTTTCTCTCTTTTTATATACTTTTGTACTTCTTCCTGCTTAGGACGACCTCTAGATCTCTTCTTTTTCGCAGGCACTTTCTTCTCTTCATTGACTGCCAAGACATCCTGGCTGACTGATGAAGGTAGCGAACAATCCTCAGTAAGAGAATTAATTTTAATTTCTGACATCAAATCCCTCTATATAGTTTCTCTGCCGGAAGGCAGGACATAAGAGTGTATATAATTTTATGTATCTCTACAATGTAGTCAGTATGAAGTCTGTATGTAGTATATAAATTTAAGTTTTTGTTTATTGTTTGTACATCGTCTGTTCATCGTTTCTACATAGAAGGATATATTCTAGCATATTTTTAGAGTTTTGTCAAGTTATTTCTACTTATTCAGTCAAGATTGTTGTTCTGTACCGACACCAGCACAGATCACACAAGGCTATGGCGGGACTCCATTTACATGGTGTCAGAGGCTCCGCAGAGGCTATATTTATAAGCTATTGATTTTATTAGATATTATTAGATAGACTGATTAGGCTTTAGAGACTTCCATTTTAGCTTTTTTTTGTGTCTAAGCGGGTGTTTCCATTTTAGCTTTTTTTAAGGCTAGGTAGCACCACAACATTTACACAACACCACAGACCCCCTCCCCCTATGCTGCACTGCAATGTACAATTGAGAATCATTACCGTCTAAGAAGCATAGCCAATTAAGATTTCATAATGTGAAATGCTAATGAGAAT